GTAGGCACGGATGGAGGATGAGGTTGCGCTCACGCTACCAATGCCCCCCGAGTTGGTGTATTCACGGAACTTCACCTGCACGTTCACCACAGAGGTCGTGTTGTTCTGTGCGGTGGCGTCATCGTGTTGGATGTTGCTGGCCGATAGGAACGATTCTACCAGGTTGCGGATGTCAAAGTACCCGTACCTGCCAGATGCTGGATCGGGTCTGCGCATCAGTCGGTAGGCATACGAACCAGGAACCGATGCAATGCTGCCCGTCCAGATGAACACATCTGCCACGTATTTGAATCCTGCCGAGGCATAGGCCGTGGAATCCAACCCGTATACCATGGGGGAGTTTCCGTATGCGTAGGCAGGTGGTTGCTGCACTATTGTGATTGCCATTTACTTGTATTTTTTATTCAGTTCGTTGATAGTGAAGTCCAGGAATTGCATCACGTCCAACTCGTATGCCTGGCGCAGTTCCTCGGGCAGTTGCTTGAATCCCAAGTTGAACGGACGTGTGTAGAAGTCAGTGGGCTGGATGCCTTTTGCTTTGATCTTGATCATGACCAAGCGGGCGGTTTCAGCATACGACAAGAATTTCTTGGTTTTGCCGTCTTTGAATTGCACCTTCTTTCTTGCTGCCCACGCATATATTGCTCCGAATGGTGGCATCTTTCCTGGCTTGCGACCCTTGTCCACCCATTCACCATAGGCTTCCATCAAGAAATCAAACTCGATGCTCTTGGGGTTGACCTTCGTTTCGTAAGCGAGTGAGTTGTATAGGGTCTTTGTGTTGTTGATTGGCCTTCCGTGCGGGGGTCTTTTGCGTGATAGGTTAGCCCGTGACTGCGCCACCAGGTACTTGCCGAATTTGTCAAGGGCTAGCTTGGTATTCTCGGCTTTCTTTAGGTCGGGCTTTCCCGCTGCCATCAGCAGATGATGGTCGGGTTCGGGGTCTCAATCTGCAAGGTCATCTTCCACCCGCAAAGGGTGTTCTCGAAGTCCTCATCAATCGGCTCGCATATGGGGTCGTTAACGAGGCGGAATCCATCCGTGTACAAAGCACCCCTGCGCATTGACGCAATCATCTCCTGCGCACTAAAAAGGGCACGATGGTAGATGTCCTGCTTCATTGCCACCCCTTCGTAGGAGTAGGGGTCTACGTTCGGGTCTTGCTTGGAGTAGTCCACCACGTCCATCACGAGGATGTCCACGTCATAGATCACCGTGCGCTCCTGCACTTCGGCCTGGCCTACTAGCACATGGCACAACGGGAACAAGGTCATCTTGCGCATGTCAACGTCAAAGATGTTGCCCCAGGTGGTCGTGTTGATGTATGATGCATTCGTGGCTGCCGTCTGGATGGCCTCGCACAATTGGTAGTATCCGTATGTCATGTATAGTAAACCTTTTACTTGACTTTTTGCAGGGCTGCGTCCACTTTCATTTTGTCAACTTCGTACGAAAGCCACATCAAGCACTGCTTCAATGGCGAGCACGTGACGGCTTCAACATGTAGTACATCGCCTTGAGCGAGTTGATGGACAACTGCAAACCATCCCCATCGCTTTCCGAATTGCGCTTTGATTCCCCTTGGGTCTCCTTCGCCTTCAAAGACATCACTGAACTCATCTGCAATGCGAGCTGCAAACGAGTAAAAAAAGTGAGACACCCCTCCACGATGTCCATGGTTGTATCCTCAAATACCTTTCCGTCATGAATGATTGGATCGTACTTGGCTATTTCGTACCTGCCTGCGCCCTTCTTTATGATCGGGCGGTACAACACCCCCAGCCATTTCGTTGCGTTCTTGATTGGCTCTCGCATGTACTCCTGGCAGTCAATGAACTCACCTAGGGAGATGTTGTCAAGGTCTGGATGGAATCCGTACTCAACGCCATCCACCTGGATGGTCTGCTGCAAGGGGGGCTTCTCCGATAGGGCGAAGGTGAGCAGGCTCTTGATGTCATCCAAGTCCGCTTTTGGGAACATGTGGTACTCATCAGCGTCAATCCCGCAAAAGATGGACAGTGCTAATTGGTCACCCGTCTCCTCGGTTGGGTTGGCACCAATGAACCGCTGGTAGTCCTTCAGCTTGATGTCGGCCAGGCAATTTGGTACGATTATTCTTCGAAGCATTTTTCTCGGGTGTTGTTGATATTATCAATATGGAAGAATTGCACGTCCTCGTACAACTGCTCCGCCAATCCCCGTGCCACCTCTGGGGTGATTGTTTCCAGGGCTTCTTTCCAATCGTATGCCGTCTTGCAAAGGATTGAATTGGTGGAGTTCAGGAAGGGTGTGTAGGGGTGCATATCCTGCGCTATCAGGCACGTCTTGGTGAACCCTGCCTCCAATGCTTTGAGGTTGGACTTGCATCGGTTGAACTCGGTAGGTGCCAATGGTGCGATGGCCACGTCAATACCCCGATACAATTCACCGTAGGTGGTGTAGTCCTTCCGTTCAAATGCGTGCTTTGTGTGAATCGCCTGCTGGTAGTATTCAATCGACCACGACTCGTGACCCGATAGGTCGATGCCGTTCCATTGCAGGTCGTAGTCGTGGTGCAATGCACCCAGGTACCCCACACGCAACGTCTCGCTCTGGGTCTTCTCTCCCATCCACTGCTCCCGTCTTGGGTCAATGGCGTTGGGTAGAATCCAGATAGGCACGTACGGGTTGATCTTTTGCAGCTTCTCGGCCAGGTATCCGTTGGTCGTGTGCAACTGGTCTGCAATCTTGATGGTGTTGATGATGTGCGTTCCCTTCACCTGGCTCTTGCTGGAGTGATTGTGGGGTAGGTTCCACCAATCGTCAATGTCCAGGATCAACTTGATGTTGTATGCGTTCAGCATCGCACGGAACTGCCGATGGTCTTTGGAGGCAATGCCTCTGTTGACTACCAGGTAGGAAACGTGTCCCTTCAATTTGTCCAGGTCTTCAATGGTTCCGAACTTGACCATGTAGCCACGCATCAGCATATCCTCATACGGCACCTGGAGTCGGTGGTAAAATACCCCGTTGGGGTTTCCAATTACTAATATCATCGTAGTGAATATCTGCCAAAGTTAGGGTTTGCCTTCTTGTTGAACACCGCATATCTCGCAGCGTCAATGGCGTGGTTGAATGCGTCAATAGGCTTGTTGAGTAGGTTCCCATTCTTGTCCTCTACCCACTTGTAGTTCTGCAATTCTTTTACTAGGTTCTTGCTTCGTGGCGTGACAACCAACTTGAACCGCTTGAGTTGGTCGATGCCTGCCATCACGCTATCCGCTCCCTTCAATGTAGGCTTCACGTTCCATCCGAACTTGTGCAGCTCATCAATGGACTTGGGTTCTGCACTGTCCGCAAAGATTTCGGCACGCCTATCCAATCCCAACGAGGCAAGGGTGTTGTGGATATCCCGATTTGTCATTCCCGTCTGGTAGATGTACTCGTCCATGTAAAGTGATGAGCCGTGTTCGTACACACCCACGAGGGTGCTTGGATCGTTTGTGTACCCGAAGTCCATTCCATATGCCAATAGTTTTGCGTCTGTGGGTACCTCGCCCGTGGTGAAGGAGAAGATGGCCGCACGGTTGCTTCCTCGCTCTCCCAATCCGTACACCCGCCAATAGTCCTCATCGGTATCACGCAGGCGTTCGATCTCCTCCACGATGATGGGATCCAGGAAGGGGTTGTCCAGGTAGGTGGTTTGGTAGAAGTCACAGTCCTCCCGTGGTATTACCTTGTCGTATATCCAATGGAACGTATCAGAGGGGTTGTAGTCCAAGATGATCTTGCCGTCTGTGCGAAAAACGAGTTGCTGCCAATCTTCAAAAAAAAGCTGATTTGCTTCATTGATGTATAGCATGTTGCGCTTTCTTCCCCGTATCTTTTGCGGTTCGTCCAGTGATATGAACTCAATCATGTTGCCATTGAGGTGGTACTCATGGCTGGACATGTTGTGATGCTCCTCTCGGTAAAGGTCATGCTCCCGAAGGATTTCAATGAAGTCCCGCATCACGGACGCACGCAGGGACGGGAAGGTCTTACGGCAGATGGTCACCACCTTACCCGTGTTGGTAGCGCAGTAATGAAAAATCACCCAAAGCAGGATGTTGTACG